CTTTAAACTATAGTGTGGCTCCGACTTCACCGTCCACACCCACAACACCTAGTACGACTGCAACAGTTGCCGGAGCTCCTACACCATTAGACATAGCAGATACTTTTAGTAAACCTCCACCAGAATCAGACACCGCAACTCAGCAAACACGACAAACACAGTCAGGAAGTCAACCTCCTCCGGGTTCAGAACCCGCTCCAGGAAGCCAACCGCCTCCTAACGGCACTCCTACTAGTACTCCTAGTAGTAATCCACCCCCTAGTAATGAGCAAGTTAGAGTTGCTGATACAGGCTCTCCTAATACAAATAGACCAAGAGAAGAGAGAAGTCAAATATCTGCGAGTTCAAACACATCTACAAATACTGCTAAAACAGAATCAAATACAACATCAGGACCATCATTGTCGTCTGTCATGTCTATGATACAGTCTAATCAGGCTAGAGAAAATAATATAGCAATGTCTGCGGTTGCACAGTCAAACGAAGTCGCACAAACAGCAGTAGCACAAGCAGAAAAAACTGCTATAGAAACTGCTAGCAATAGTCTAATAAAAAGTTTAGATGTTGCTAGAGATTCTGCTAAGAGTGAAACTAAAGATAATAAGACAAATGTGAACTCAAGTTTATCATTATTACCATCTTCATCTGGTCCTTTTGTCATGCAGGGAAGTTCAAATATAATACAACAAAGTCAATTGTTATCTAACCAATTGAATTTACCAGTCAATACATTCAATAATCAACAACAGCAATCATCATCTGTAACTAATAATAGTTTGACTAGTACATCTGGATTGTATAGCAGACCAGAAGTAAATATATCCCTGCCACCTGCAATGCAAGAGATGGCGCAACAATCAGAAATAAAACCAGCGTCAGCACCAAGCAATATATCTATTCAGCAAGTAGAACAACCAAACAATAGTATGTCATTATTTGCTAGACGAGGTGATCCTCTAACTGATTATATCGAACAGAATAATATATTAGTTGCTATGGCTCAACCTGAAACAAAATCCGCGACAGTAAAAACAAATGTGCAGGATAATGAACTTGCAGGTATTGTTAGAATAGAAAGAATGGCTGTGACTCCAGTAGGATTTAATGTATATTCATTAGCATTACGCGATGTAGCATTCTATCAGCCTAAAGAGATTTATAAGAATGTTGTCATCAAAGACAATGTTAGAACTATGTATTTTATCGAAAAGGGAAATACAGACACATATAATAAGATGATAGAGGCGCAATACAAATGAATGAACTTGACAAAATAAATTATAAGGACTTTGATGAGATGAATGATGAAGAAAAGCAAATCTATCTTAGAAATAAAAATTATATGGTCACGAACTACTTGGGTGTAGATACACCTTTAAGGAGTATGAAAGCAAGATTACAAGCATACCTAGATGAGACTAGGAAATACAGACCCAGTATTTGGGATTAAGGAGAAAAACAAAAATGCCAAGAGAGAAACAAGAAGTAGACATCGATAGCAAAGTTGATGATTTAGAAGCCGCTAAAGAAAAATATCTTAGCGAAAACACAGTTATTAGTATCGGTGGTTATGCTTTTACTCCGGCTAAGTTAATGATAGCAGCCGGTATATTATCATCAGTACTAGGTGGTCTTTATGCTTCATTTGAATTCTATAAAGATTATATGAATATGAAGGATGCTATCGCTAATTATGTCAGCCCTGATTTTACTGGGGTAGAAACACGATTGACTAAGATAGAAAAAACTCAAGAAAGCATAGTCATATTAGTACAGCAAAATCAGGATATGGTTCGTGCTGTGAGAAGCGATCTTAAAGCAGACATAGACCGTGTAGAGGCAGCAGTTGATGCCGCAGAACGCAGAGGTCGTGAATTAGATCGTGATACACGTAGTTTTGTTAATAATAGCGATAAACGTTTAGGTGATACTGAGCGTGATCTACAGGGTAGAATCAGAAACATAGAGCGTGAGACTGATGCTAAGTTGAGAGAACTAGAGAAGAAAGTAGACGAGAAGATCAAGAAAGCATGGGAAAACCCATTAGCAAAGTAATCTAACATACACCCATCCGTAAAATAAATATCTTAATGATTTTATATACAAATGGGTGTAGTTTCACTTGGGGCGGAAGTCTAGATCATATATTTTGTGATGGTAATCTTTGTGAGGTAGATGAAGATAAGAGACTACCTATATTATGGCCTCATCATTTAGGTAAGTTATTGAACGCTGATTCTGTCGTTAATCTGTCTGATGGTTGCGGTAGCAATCAACGTATAGTAAGAACCACTTATAATTGGTTACGATCAAAGACAGTAGAAGAATTAAAAGAAACAATAGCAGTCATACAACTCACCGAATGGTCTAGATTTGAGATGTATGATCCACATGATATCGAAAATGAATGGGCAGAAGATCCAGTAGATTGGATAAAATGCAAAGTAGATTTAGTCACGCATGAATATAATCATTATCCTAAAAGCAACTTCAATAGAAATAGAGATATACTACTTAAAAAAGCAACACATACATTAAAGAACACGCATCCACTAGAGCATTTTTATAGAAACATAGGATATATGTATGCACTACAGGGTATGTTCAATGCATTTGGTGTGAAAGATTTTTATATATGGAACCATAGTCATGCATGGCATTTCTGGCCCAAAGAACATAGAGATGCTATATTCAATACTTTCAAGGTATTAGACGAAGTACATGACTGGGAAAAGTTCCGTTGGTCTGACGACTATTGGGTCTATGATCGTGTAAGCAAAGATGACTGGCACCCCAGTGTTCACGGACATATAGAACTAGCAAACGTCATACATGATCGCATGAAGCGTAAAGGCTACAGGGGATAAATACACTAATGCGTACAGAAGATTTCATGACATCAAGGGTAGACAAAGCGAAAGAAGTTAAAAAATTCGCTGAGTGGGCCTGCCAAAAACTAAACATCAAAAACCCTCCTAAGATCGAACTAAGCATGGATACTGAGGAAGCACAAAGTAACCATCATACGGGTGGGCATGTCATAGGTGGAGACAGCATATGGGTATACGCTAGGAACAGAAACCTAGTAGACATATTGCGTACCGTTTTTCATGAATTGGTTCATGTACGTCAGGGTGAATTGGACATGGTAGACCAACATGACAGTTATCCAGGTAGCGCGATAGAGAGCATGGCTGACATGCTAGCCGGAAAATATATAAAGATTTACGGTGAAAAGAATAATCATATCTTCCAATAACTATTGATACTTTCTACCCATTGATATATAATAGTGGGTATGATTCAATTATTACATAAATTGCCTCGGACATTGACAGTCGCTTTTAGTGGCGGTGTGGACAGTGTCGCTGTGTTAGATTTCCTTAGTAAGAATCATGAGGTGGATGCCGCATTCTTTCATCACGGTACCGATAATAGCGACAACGCTTTTGATTTCGTTTGGAATTTTTGCCGTGACCGAGACATCACAATGACAGTAGGATATATCCGTAACGAAAAACCCAAAGAGTTAAGTTGGGAAGAACATTGGCGTAATGAACGTTATGCGTTTCTAGAAAATTTCGAATATGTGGTCACGGGACATCATCTCAATGACTGCATTGAAACTTATATCTGGGGCACTATGCACGGTACTCCTAAAGTTATTCCTGACACACGAAAGAATGTACATAGACCTTTCTTATTGAACCCAAAACAAGAATTCATCGACTGGTGTAATCGCAAAGAGTTGAATTGGTGTCAGGATTATAGCAATGAAAATACAGACTACATGCGCAATTATATCCGTAAATATGTAGTAGAACACGCATATCATATCAATCCAGGTATCGAAAAAGTCGTAAAGAAATTGATCTTAAATGCTAGTGAGTCTGAATAAAAATCCTTGGTTACTAGAATGGATGAAGGATAACTGGAGGAAAGAAGTATTGGACATATTCCAAAATCCTTTCCTACTTACACTACCTCATGAAGTTCGCACGCCTAAACAGATGAGAAAGAATTTTGCTGAATTATTATCCAAAAACGGATATAAGGCTAAAACGGTAAAAGGCGGAGAAGATGTCATAGTCGCCATTCCGGACGAAGAGTTCGTTTTCATAAAGATTAAATATTTATAATCATGGCTTATAGTTGATCACCCAAAATATATATTTTGGATGCAAAGTATTTGACTTATTTACAACAATATACTATACTAACTATCAACATAGGAGATTCTAATGTCAACACGCACATTTAATAATGAAGCAAAAATCAAACTTACCCAACTGATCAATGAAGGCATGGCTGTCATGCAAGAAGTTGAGACGTTGAACGAGGGTCTTACTGATACGGTAAAGGCTATCGCAGAAGAACTTGAGATCAAACCAAGCATTCTCAAGAGGGCAATTCGCACAGCATATAAATCACGATTGGGTGAGACTAATAAAGAGAACGAAGAACTCAACACCATCTTGGAGACTGTTGGGAAGACATTGTGAACGATATCTTTGAAGGTATATTCGATTGGATCCGTGAGGATTACAGGTCCAATCGATTTCGTTTTGTCGTGGAAGTATTGGCATGGTTGATCAGTATAGGCTGTGCATTGATCATGGCATTGACAGTACCCAATCCACCTTTATTGTTGTTATACATACTGTGGATAGCAGGGTGTGCTATGTATGCATGGGCAGCATTGACCCGAAAAAGTTTCGGCATGCTGGCTAATTATGTATTATTGACTATGATTGACACAATAGGTCTAATGAGGTTACTTAACAATTGAGTTACGTTGACGCAATACACGATAGAGATAGTGATAGGATATTCATTGTAGAGCGACAGCCTGACGGCAAGCGCACATACAACGAGTTTCCTGCCAACTATACCTTTTATTATACTGATCCCAAAGGCAAGTATCGCAGTTTATACGGCGATAGCGTAAGCCGTTTCAGTACACGCAAGCGTAGTGAGTTTGAAAAAGAAAAACGTATACACAGCAATAAGAAACTGTATGAATCGGACATCAACGTGGTGTTCCGCTGTCTAAGTGAAAACTACTTAGGTTGTGAGCCTCCAAAACTCCATACATGTTTCTTTGACATTGAGGTAGACTTTGACCCTGAGAAAGGATTCAGCCCTACCAGTGATCCTTTCAATCCGGTCACGGCTATCTCAATGTACTTGGATTGGCAAGATACACTAGTTACATTGTGTGTCCCGCCCAGACACATGAGTGCTGAGACTGCTCAGGATATCGTCAAGAAGTATGAAAACTGTTTGATTTTTAAATCAGAGAAAGAAATGTTTGATACTTTCTTTATGTTGATTGAAGACGCAGATGTATTGACTGGCTGGAACTCAGAAGGATACGATATACCCTACATGGTCAATCGTGTGACGAGGGTCATGAGCAAAGACGATACACGCAAATTCTGTTTGCTTGGTCAGATGCCTAAGCCAAGAACATATGAACGATTTGGTAAAGAAGAAACAACATATGATCTTGTAGGTCGTATTCACATGGACTATCTACAATTGTATAAAAAGTACAATTATGAAAGCCGCCATAGTTATAAACTAGACTCTATCGGTGAGATGGAAGTCGGTGAAAACAAGACGCAGTACGAAGGTACTCTTGATCAACTATATAACAAAGACTGGGAAAAGTTCTTAGAATATAACAGACAAGATACGATGTTGCTTGTCAAGATTCATAACAAACTTAAGTTCCTTGACCTTGCTAATGCACTGGCACATGAGAATACTGTATTGTTGCCGACTGTAATGGGTTCCGTGGCTATGATTGAGATGGCTATCATGAACGAAGCGCATGAGCGCGGACTCATGGTTCCTGATAAGAAAAGAAACAGTAGTGATAGTGAGATGGCGGCCGCTGGTGCATATGTCGCTGTTCCTAAGAAAGGCGTACATGAGTACGTGGCTGCCATCGATATCAACAGTCTGTATCCTAGTGCCATTCGTTCATTGAACATGGCCCCAGAAACAATCGTTGCACAAGTTAGACAGACATTGACTGAGAAATATCTGACCGACAAAGCAAGAAATCTTGCTAGCGAAAAGCGCAACTATGACAAAGACGATGACCTTGAGATGAGTTCATTGCTCTGGGAAGGCTTGTTCGGTACACTAGAGTATGAAGCCATCATGAAGCAAGAGCGTGGCACTATGCTTACTGTTGACTTTGAAAGCGGTGAGAGCGTAGAGATGAGTGCGGCAGAAGTATGGAAATTGATCTTTGATAGCAACAAGCCATATATTCTTAGTGCGAATGGCACGATCTTTAGGTCAGATAGCGAAGGTGTGATTCCCGGTCTACTCACACGCTGGTACAGTGATCGTAAAGATATGCAAAAGAAACTCAAACAATCTACTACTAAAGAAGATATTGAGTATTGGGATAAGCGTCAGTTAGTTCGTAAGATTTTGCTTAACAGTGCATATGGTGCATTGTTGAACGAACATTGCCGATTCTACGATAAGCGCATTGGTCAAAGTGTTACATTGAGCGGGCGACAGATCGTTAAACATATGAGTGCGCATATCAATGAAATCATAGCAGGCACTTACGATCATTACGGTGAAGCGATTGTATATGGTGATACTGACAGTTGCTATTTTAGTGCATACCCTATTCTGAATTCGCAAATACAGAATGGTGAAGTAGAGTGGAGCAAAGAACTTGCAGTAGAACTCTATGATAATGTTTCGGATCAAGTGAACGACGGCTTCCCTAGTTTCATGGAACGTGCATTCCATGTACCTCGCAAACTAAGCGTGATCAAGGGCGGTCGTGAACTTGTAGGTGATCGTAGTCTGTTCATCACAAAGAAGCGTTATGCTATCAATATCTATGACAAAGAAGGCAAACGCCTTGATACTAACGGCAAGCAAGGTAAGATCAAGGCTATGGGCCTTGACTTGAAACGAGCAGATACTCCTAAGTATGTGCAAGACTTTTTGTTTGAAGTGCTTGAGATGGTCCTCGCAGGTAAGACAAGAGAGGATGTCATTGAGCGTATCAAGCAATTCAAGATAGAGTTGGGTAAGCAAGATAGTTGGACTAAGGGTTCGCCTAAGAGTGTCAACAACTTGACTACATATGGTGATCTTGAAGCAAATAGTAAGACAGGCAAAGCAAATATGCCCGGTCACGTTCGTGCGGCATTGAACTGGAACTATCTACGCCGTGTAAATGGTGACAACTATAGCATGAAGATGGTCGATGGTATGAAGGTGGTGGTATGTAAACTAAAGCCTAATCCATTGAACTTTACAAGCATAGCATATCCCACTGACGAACTAAGATTACCAAACTGGTTCATAGAATTACCATTCGATGATAGTGCTATGGAAAAAACACTAGTCGATAAAAAGATCGATAACCTTCTAGGAGTATTGAATTGGGAACTAGAAGAGAACACAGACACCAATTCGACATTTGATGATTTGTTTATTTTTGGTTAACAACTATTTGACTTTAGTAATAAAATCCATTATTATACACAATGATTCTACCTAAATATCTAACACAAAGAGGAAACACATGAAAGACAATTTACAAGATTTGATTCAACATACATTTGGCCTGGGAGTCATCGAACTCGTCAAGGTCGCAGGCACTGACAAGCAGACAGTAATTTCTGCTATTGCAGAAGATAAGAGCGTTATCGTTGAGGGTACTTTTGATACCCCGCAAGCAGAATTCATCGGTACGTTCGGTATGCCCAACTTGGGCAAACTCAAGACTATTCTTGGTTTTGATGATTATGATGAACATGCAGTCATCAATGTTGCACGTAACAAGGACGATGTTCCTACTGCTATTCACTTTGAGACTAAGGCTGGGGATTTCGTCAATGACTATCGATTGATGGGCAAGGCTATCATCGAAGAAAAAGTCAAAGATGTCAAATTCAAAGGCGCCAAGTGGGACGTTGAATTCGAACCTACTGTTGCAGGTATCATGCGATTGAAGAAGCAGGCTCAAGCAAACAGCGAAGAGATTCACTTCACTACTAAGACTGACAAAGGTGATCTTAAGATTTACTTTGGTGACCCGTCAACACACAGCGGTAACTTTGTGTTTCACCCTGATGTAGAAGGTACGTTGGGTCGTGCGTGGGCATGGCCTGTCAAGGTCTTCATGAGTATCATGGACTTGCCCGGTGACAAGACTGTAAAGATCAGCGATCAAGGTGCTACTGAGATCACTGTCAAGGGTCTTTGCGCTACATATCGCTATCTTCTTCCAGCACAGGCGAAATGATCAAGATACAGCAAAGCAGTTATCCTTTAGTTTGGCAGATTGATAATAGTTACAGTCTGCCAAGCACTACTGGACAAGTTCGCTGGAACGGTGCTACTAAATGTTTTGAAGTTTGTGACAACAATAGTTCGTACAATGGCGGATGGATGCGTATTGACAATACGGTACGATTAACTTCCGATAGTCAGATTCAATCAGTAATCGAATGGGCTAAAAAGAAAATGATTGAAGATGAGCGTATCGAAAAACTCGCTAAAGAGTATCCGGCAGTAAAAGACGCTAAAGAAAAATTAGATATTATTATCAAATTAGTACAAGATGAAAATAGTAGCACCTGAAATAAAAATACAGATTAAAAATCATGATATAGGCCTTTGTATGCCGGACCGGTTTGGCTGGAAACCTAATTATATCTTTATTCCTATTCCTAAAAATGCTTCTACTTACACAAAAAGGATTTGGGAACTACAGTGCGGCATGACAACGAAAATTCCTGATAATTTTATTACTAATCCAATTCAATTATCTAAAAAGAAAATAGTTGTATTGCGCGAACCTTATGAAAGATACATATCAGGATTATTAGAATATTTGTATCGATACATGTATCACGCTCAAATAAGTTGTGATCAGGTAGATTTTGATGATCTTTTTAAAACTTTTGCATTTGATGAACACACATCATTGCAAGTGCAGTTTTTAGAGGGTATAGATACAGATACTTGTATATTTTTAAAGTTCGGTAGTAGTTACTCTAACGATTTAATGCATCTAATTCAACATAAATTGCACAGAAATCAAAAATTTCAATTTCCGGGTGAAGAATTTACGGGTCGGAGATATGATAAAACTTCAAGCGCATCTGAAAAGGTAGCAATACTAAAAAATGAAACTTCAATCGTACCTTTAAAGGTAGAAATGTTAGATAAACTAACCGAATATCTTGACAATCATGAAGAAGTGGTGTTATCATTGAAAGAGTATCTTATCCCGGACTATAATCTTTTCAATAATGTTCAGTTCTACAACAACAGGTAAAATAGATGGAACAAATAAATTTATCAAACAATCATAAAAATGACTGGGCATTGTTCTTGCCAGCAGTCAGTAGTTTCTTTATCACTGGCTTGGGCAAGCAACGTGAGGGTGAAAATTATTTTCCTAGTGAGCGTATTCCCGCAGGCTTCAATGGTGATGTTGAGTGCTTGAACTTTTTGAATAGCAAGAAAGGCTTATATACTTATAAGTGGGGCCTCTATAGTGCAGGACATGCTAACTTAGATACTAATGTTGATGACCATGCAGAAAGCATCATACGTAAACGCGAAGAAGGTACGTTCATGCTAGGTGACAGTGGCGGATTCCAGATCATGAAGGGTCAATGGCCTGCTGATTGGAAAGATCCCAACTGCCCTAAGGCTATGAAGCAACGTAAATTAGTATTGAACTGGATGGATACATACATGGATTATGGTATGTGTCTTGACGTTCCATCACAGACTATTCGTAATCAGCATTTGCTTGATAAGCATGGTATACGCACTATCGAAGATGCTGTCAAGGCAACACATATCAATAATGAATACTTCATCAAGAACCGTAATGGTAGTTGTAAGTTCTTAAATGTATTGCAGGGTCTCAATCATACACAGAGTGATAACTGGTATGAAGAGATGAAGAAGTATTGTGATCCAAACATCTATCCAGACAATCATTTCAATGGTTGGGCGTTTGGTGGTCAGAACAAGATCGATATTCATTTGATGTTACGCCGTCTTGTGATCATGATCCATGATGGATTGCTTGAGCCGGGTAAGCATGACTTGATTCACTGTCTTGGTACTAGTATCTTAGAGTATGCAGTATTGTTCAGCGATATTCAACGTGCTATCCGCAAGCATCACAATCCAAACTTGCAGATAACTTTTGACTGCGCAAGCCCGTTCTTTAGCGCGGCTAAAGGATTAGCGTATTTTCAGAATAACATCGAACACGATAGTAAATGGTCATACAGCATGGAAAAAACGGCTGAAAACAAAGATTATGCAGTTGATAATCGGAAATTCAGTATTGCTGTATTACAAGATGGGGTGCATAAAACATTCCAAGACAGTCCTATAACTGACAGAATGTTAGTTCGTGACTTATGCTACAGGGGTCATGGCTTTATCGGTGCTCATGGTAAAGAGACTAAGACTAGTTGGGACACATTGAGTTATACATTATTGCAGGCTCATAACGTATATCAGCATATTGTTGCTGTACAGGAAGGTAACAAGTTGTATGATCAAGGTGTGATCCCCAAGATGGTAATGAATGAGATTTTTGAGAAGATCAAATTCGGAGATATTGTTGAAGCGATTTTTGCATTAAAAGACAAAGAGAAAAGTCTCAATCTTATTGATAAGTATGATAAATTCTGGACACAGATGAAATCTGGAAGCCAGGGTTTCAGCGGCAAAAAGACAGTCAATGCATTGACTAAGTTTGAAGAATTATTCAGCGTACAAGAGCAGAGTAATAACGTAGAAGAAGAGATAGAAGATACCGACGATTTAATATCGCAAAATTTAGAGAACTGATATGGTGGCATATACGAATCAAATACGCATATTAGAAAATAATCTCAAGCAGTTAGAACAGGGAACTGATAAAGAAGACCTGAAAAAAATGGCTGAGATTATCAATCAATTGCGTGTATTACGCAGATTAGAATGGGAAGAAAAATATGAAAGAGTTAATATGGAGGATGAGAGATGAGTGAAGATCCGGTAGTTTATCAAACTAATCAGGCACAAACTGATAAAAGAAATAGAATCAAGCAACACGCTAATCGTGTGATATGGGTTACCTTTCAGCGCGAGGGTATTCATAAGTATCCGGCAGCAGCCACAGATCCAAATCTAGCCGACGTGTCTTTTTTAGCCAACGAGCATCGTCATATATTTCATTTTAAAGTTGCTATCGAAGTCAC